GCGATCTCGAGCACCCTTCTTGAATGATCACGGAGACGCCCGAGATGAATCAAAATGTCGACACCCGAGGCGATCTGGCGGCGGATAGCCGCGAGCGGAAGCGGAAACGCCATGAGGACCATGGTCTCAAGACGCGAGAGCATGTCATAGGTGCTGTTGGCATGAATGGTGCAGAGGGACCCGTCATGTCATGGCTTTCCATCTTTACAACATCTTCAGCCTTCTGTTTTTGCATAAATACAGAGGCGGAACCGTCAATTCGGCTCCGCCTCTTTCGCCCCAAAGCAGTATCAATCTGTTCTTCTGTATTCAGCAGAATCCTGATCCTGCCGTCTTTGTGAATGATAATACGGTCTATAAACGTCTGCACCGTTGACCGATCCAATTCCTTTATCGACTGTAATTCGCTCATAGCCTTGCCTATCTCTGCTATGCGGTCGGTTACCTTTTGCTGAGTGTCCGCCTTGTTTTGGATATCTGAAAGTTCCCGTTCAGCCGCCCTCAGCTGTGATGTAAGATTATCGTAGTCGTTCCCCAGGTCTTCGGCGAGTTCTGATCTACCTTTTTCAACAGCATCCATATAGGCCATCTTTGTTCTTGTAATCGCTTTATTTAACGATGCTATCCTCTTATGGATTTCATGTGCCGCAGAGGTCTTAGTTCGTTCTTCAGACAAGACGTCCTTGATTACGGCAAGAAGTGTGGTAAAGCAGTCTTCACTGTTTTCGATCACAGTATTAATAGAAGCTTTTACGATAGTAGTAAGATCCTCCTCGTATATACGATAGCATGCGCTATTGCTACACTTCTTGTTGGCGTTTCCTGTTTTCTGATTAAAAGAATCGCGGTAAGCTCCTATACTTTTTTTCCTGTCTACAAAGACATGGGTATATGAATATCCGCATTCTCCGCAGAATATCTTTCCCGAGAACAAGTGGAATCCTCCGAATCTGGCTTGTTTGTTCCCTTTTTTGTCCTCTCCGTAAATGGCTTTGCGAGACTCTCTGATTTTCTGCGCAAGATCAAATACTTCCTTATCTATTATTGCCAGGTCAGGGCGTTCCACAGTAACCCATTCGTCCTTCGGTATGTAAAATCGTTTTGTTTTCTGTCCTGAACCCACCCCGAGTTCAGATCCTTTTTTGTTCATATTAAAAATACCGATGTACGCAGTTTCCTGTAACCATTTCCTGACAGTAGGTGCGGAATATGAAAGATTCTGCTCTTCCAGGAACTGCCTTATCTCTTTCGTTCCATAGCTGTTAAAGACATACAGATCGAATATTTTCCTGACTATAGCAGCCTGTTCCTCATCAATGACGATATCTTTCTTCTCCTTATCCCACCTGTAGCCAAACATAATATTGTGAATGTTAAGGCGCTTTGCCTCCATTTTTTGTCTGTGTGCTATCCTGCCGTACTCGCTCTGTCTGAAGACCACCTCTTCATTCACAAGGGATTCAAACCCGTAAATCATTCTTGTCTCAGATAAGTTCGGATCATATATCTGAGATGTTCCCAGCAGTATAATCTTAAAATGATGCCGCTTTACAAGGTTCCTAAGCTGAGACGAGACTTCCATCGACCTTGAAAGTCTCTTCAGATCCTTGACCATCAGGAAGTCGATATCACCTTTCTCTATCCGCTTAATCATGGCATTGTACTTAGGTCTGAGATCCGATTTCCCCGAAACACGTTCGGAATAAGTTCCGATCGGTTCGGCAAGCTCGATCTCAGGGTGCCGTTTCAAGTAACTCTCACACAGTTTCCTCTGGTTCTCCAAACTTTCTGCCTGCTCAAAGTGAACAGTCGAGACACGTTCGTAGTACACCGCTTTAAATTTTTCCATTCCAGTTAACACCTCCTTCCTTTAAGCTGAACACAGGAACACCGAGCTTATCCCTGAATTTACAGAAATGGTTGGTACGGGGGTTTATCATCGCGAAAGAGTCCATTAGGACAATGTCGTAATCCCCTTTTCTTTCAAGTAATTTCCCCTTCTCGGGACAGGTCTTGTCATTATACCTGTCCGAGAAGATTTCCACGATTTTCCATTCCGTTCTGCACTTGACAAAAACGTTCAGTTTTTCAAGACGTAAGTCTTTAGAACCTTCCTCTGCTTCCGAACGACTTCTGTCATAGATAGCTACTCTCAGTTGATTCCGAACAAGTTCTTCGGAATCAACCGACAACATTCCTTCTTCCGCTCCGACTACTTTTATCCCTTTCCTCTCCAGCCGCCTTACCATATTCCAGAAGCTCACCATGCAGGTGTTAAGATGATAGAAGCTCTTAAGCAATATGATATCGTTCTGTTCGGTGCCCTCAAGAAGTCTGACAAGGTTTGCCTGTTCACTCTTCTTCAAAGTGAGATCCAGATACAGACCCGAAACCTCCCGGTCTTTGTGGTCGTGAACTGCTTCATACAGAGAATCTATGTCAGTCAAGACCACTCTGGGCTTTACGTCTGAGACGTCTGTATAATGATAAACAGCCACAGCAATTGCGGAACTGTTTACTTCATGCGAACCGACAGCTACAATCTCTGTCCCATGCATACTGCACGCATGATCAAATATATCCCGCATCTGCGCATTTCTGTAGAGACGAAGCGGCGTGTCTACCAGTATGGTATCTACCAAGTCATCACAGACCACTCTGAGAAGCTGACTCCATTCAGGGAAGTTGGGGTCGTAAACATAACCTGAATCTTCCTGTTCTAAAGGAATCCATTTATATTTTTTTGCCGTGAAACGATCCTCATAGATTCTCTCACATTCGATGCACCTGTCTCTGCAATACTTGGCAATAAGATCTCTCTGTACAGCATTGGCCGAAGGTTGAGACCAGGTTCTTAAGTATGCTACTGTTTTTCTTGCCATTATTATGCTGCCGGACTTGAGGGTTTATTCCTTAAGGAAAAGTATGCCTCTGTGACGGCAGCACATTCATTACTGTCAAGCAACCCCTTCAGCTCAAGCTGCTTCAGCACCCAAATGACAACCACTTTGTTTGCCATTTCACTCATAAGATTTCCTCCTGTTTATCAGATTATTGGCCCACAGTTATTTCGAACCCATAGCGGAAATTCTGCATCGTAGAGTAATCTGTTTTAATAGTGTCGGACACTGTATTGCTGCCATCACAATTCTGGCAGGCAACCATATGAGAAATCCGTCATCTTACATATCGGTAAACAAATATTCTCCGACCTTCACACTACAGGACTTCTTAGTCTTTGTAGATGATAACTCTGAGCTATCATCTACAAAGACATTTCTAGATTATTGATCGTTAACCTTCAGAAGCCTGAAATCTTACATACTTCTCCTCTCCCGGGAAGTTGCAGATTACATTGGTATTCGCAGTTATTGTGAGTGGATCACTTATAGGCTGCCCACATACAATAAAGTTCCCACAGGCGATAAACTCTCCTGTTTTAAGGCTTCTCAGTTTCTTGACCCACCTGGCTTCGTTGTTGGGATTAATCATCTTCGCCGTGATGTTCATCCTATTTGCCGCAGGTTTAAAATAAAGCATCAAGCCGCACTGGGAAATCCTCTGCTGAACTGCGTTAGTGGTTCCTTGCAAAATCATCTGCGTTGCCATAACCAGGTTGACACCCATCTTCCTCCCCTCAGAGATAAGGTTCGCAAGAGGTCCGTTACCTGAGCCCGAAAGATCCTGGATTTCGTCAAGGAACAGGTAAATCGATCTTCTTTTGAAGTAGTCTGCATTTCCAAGGCGCCAGATGTAGGACATCAAGATTTCCATCATGAGCTTCTGAGTCGTAATATCAAATCTTTCCAGATGGATAATATTAATCTTGTTCTCCTCAATAAACTCACCGTCATGAAAAACATTCCTGTCAAAAATCTGCTTCAGATAGAACTCGACTTTATCCGCTTCTCTGGTACCAAGGCTCTTTAATGCATTCTGCAGTGCCCTAATTCCTTCCGTCTTGTATGTCCCATTTTCTATTACAATTTCCGCAGCGAGTGTCAAAGTCTGTCTCTGTACCACTCCAAGATTCAGTGAATTTGAAATAGCCTCCGCAACAGATCCTGCGGTATCAGTTAGGCGTTCACTTTTTCCATCAGGATAGATGACAGGTATAAACAAATGGCAGGCAATCCCGTCTTCTGATGCATAGACATCTCTACGATATTCATCAAACTTAGGTTTGTAATAAATATGGATCTGATCCTCAGCCATGGTCCCATGATGACTTAAAGCAACAACTGTCTCTCCATTACTTACCGCTTCGCACATTAAGCGCTGTTCTTCAACGCTTTTTCCACTGCCGGTACCGCCGATTGCAGCAATATGCTTGTTCATCTCTTCCATTCCATTGGTCCGAACTTCTTGCTCTCCATAGTATCCTAATGACAAACCGGTATTCATATATGTATCTCCTTTCTCATCTCGCAGGCAGTCACGAAATCCATCTCACCTAATTCATTGGTTCGACTCCTGTCGAAGCGCATCACGCGCATTGTCAAACGATCTTCAGCTTCGTTATAATAGGTCCGCTTAACGGTATAACCACCTGATTTGTCAACTTTCAAAATGCCATCCTCACTGATCCTGTGCTTAAGTACTCCGATCGGGACATAACTGAGCAGCTGCTTACAAATCTCTTTGAAAAGGATCTCGGGGATATACAGATGTTCGGCATCGTAAAATACTGAACCCTCAATGTTCGCAATTGCTGTTTTTTCAAGATATGGCAGCTCGTAAACAGAATTAAATCTTGTTTCATTCTGCCACTTATTAAGAACCTCAATAAACTCCTCAGACAAATCGTCTGTTTCACGGCAATTTTCATCAGTCTCAACCATCTGTTTCGCCGTTTCCAGGATCAGTTCATATTCATGGGTTCTTCCTATACGAGGAAACATGAAGCATGCTGCAGCGATCCAGAAGCCTTCTTCGTTGTTTTCCGCCGTGGCAACCGATTCCATGTATTTCTCCCGAACAACAGGTAAACTACCCACCGGCGGTACAACCATGCTCCAGTCAATTGTAATTCCTGACATCTTACCAGAAATGAATATGAAGAACTGAAGGCCTTCGGGATCTTCAACAAATGGCTTTTCCGTAATCAGAATAGGCAGTGCCGATATCTCTCTTGTGCGAATAAGAGAACAGATCACTCTGATGATCTTGTCTCCTTTTTGTCCCGAATATGGAATAATCACACAAGAGGAACGCCTTGTTGAAAGTATGTCTCGGATTCTATCTTCTTTTGTAAATTCATCGATTGCGATGCTGTTCGGGGTCGACAGAAGCCTTACGGCTTCCGTCGTCTGTCCGGGATCAACTATGAGTGTCGGCAGTTTGTTTATACAGCCGCCCCAATCTGATATCACAGGATAATTGATAGCTCCTGACAGTAATACTTTGATTATCTTTTCCGTGTCCATATACTCGTATCTCCTCTTTGACCATAATTCCAATGATAGACAATCTGAGTTACCGCTTCGCATCATCGTCCCGCATCCGTCTATAATTTCTGGTCGTACTGCCCAAATCATGTAATGTGGCGCAATTGATATCAGATTCGATGAATAACCAGCCGGAACAAGTTTTATTCCACCCCCAACGTGCTGGAATGTCCATTGTGTCGGAGTGCTTGATGAGAAACGAATAGATAAGAGTAGCAACTGTTTTCTTCCTCTTCTCGGGAACTGCTATTACCTCTCCTTCTTGTTCAAGGGCTCTCATGAAATGTTCAGGTGAGCAGCACTTCCCCAAAAGTGAAAAACCTTTCTCTCCCTTGTCCCATGTAATATTCTCTCCGATGCGTTCTCCGTTTTCACAGTTCACGTATGTAATAAGCTTAAGATCACTGATTTTGAGAACCGGATTCGATACTTCCTTTCTCGTTTCAGTATAAGTTGTTTCGATACAGAAACATCCATTGGAGTCCTTTACCGCGGAAATAGTCGCGCCTTCCTTTTCGGCTGTACGACGCATCATCCCTTCGGCTTGAGCAGCTTTAATTTGCAGTTTTTTTTCCTCATGTTCCTGCTTCATCCTCTGCAGCTCCATCTCGTCCTCGTGTCTCATCTGCTGCAACTGAAAATTCTCATTCGTCTTCTGATGCAGTAACATTTCATCATGGTAGGCCTTAGCTTGCATAGCAGCGAGACGATTTTCCAATTCTAATTTGCTATACATGAAATCTGCGTACATGGCATTTATCTGTGCCTGGGTAAAACTCGGATGCATATTTTCAAGGTACTGGGAAGAGATCATAACACCAGGGTTCTGGTTCTGGGCAGGATTCCGATTGTTAACAGGATATCCATTAGCATACTGCATCATTTTTTGTTCCTCCTTTATTCCCGGTAAAATTTCCATCAGCCAACAGATGCAAGTCAAAAGGTTCAACTTTTCGACATGTTTCTTACCCGACCAATCGATAAAACTGGGAAATGGCATTTTCGTTTCGGTTACTCGAACCAGCAATAGTTCAATCCACATCGGCTTTCCGTTTCAGTCTACATAAAAACTACATTCTAATTGCTATTGTATAATTCCTTATCGCTGAGCATCTTGCTGAAAATAGTAGTTTTTGATATAGTATTGCAGAAGCTGTTTGATTGCTGCTAAGTTCATGTGTGTCCTTGTTTGCAATCCCAGTATATCCAATCAGATGCTGATTTTCCTTGGCACAAGGTATCCGCTTTTTTGCCAATTTCTTGCCATATAGTGAAATAGGAGGAACTACTATGAATGGATATCCTTTAGAATTTTCCGTTTTTTATTATCTCCTGATGATATTAAATAAAAACTGTAATAATAATCCGGAAAACTTAATGATCCTTTTAGACTGTTATAATGACAGATACAACGCATCTTTTGTCATAGACGATTCTAATGCATCTAAGTATATAAATGGTCTACGTAAAATACCCAGCCCGCCATATGATAGGTTGGTAAAATATAAAACAGAAGAGTTAACAAACATTATCCAAAAACTTAATATCTCAAACATTACAACTGTCGCTCAGACTTTTTGCAATTTGCTTGATGACCCGATTATAAGTATTGACCCCGTCCTCAAAACAGGTTTACAGAGTAAAATCAGTAATACAGATGATCCATTCGAAAAAATAGCTTATATATATCATCATGCGCTTAAATATGGCAACAATAGATTTAAGTTAAAAAAATGTGATAAAGAAGAACTGAAGAATGTTTGGGATAATAATTACAAAAAAGCTGAGTCTGATAATTATATGCTCGCCACAGAAGAAGCAAGTGACGCATCATATAAGATCAGAAAAGATGCTTACCAAGACATCTATTACAACATACTGAAGCATTACTCTGATGAGTACACAGTTTTACTTCTAGTCGCTTTATTTAGTAAGGCACTTTTGAATGATACTTTCAATTCAGATGAACTTATTGAATTTTCAAAAGGATTGAAGGAAAACCTTCTTGCCACATGCAAAGATCCGGAACAATTACCATTAGACCTCCTTCAGGATAAGGAGTTTATTGATGACATGCTTTTTTTACTTTTCTGTCACGACGCCCTAACCATGACTATAATTAATGAAGAAAAGCGTTTCTATAGATTAGAATCATATGAATTAGCTTCGTTTCCTCGGCTTCAACGTGATATATATGATTATCTGATTAAATACCTTGAAAGCATATCCAAACCAGAAGGTCTACCTTCTGAGAAACCTTGAAAACAGATAAAAATGCCCAAAAAGCTAGCCCAAAGGTCATTCGGCAACATTTGGCATATATGCCAGTTGCTGCCGAACCTTTTGTTGTATTATCGCTACATTTTTCGTCCCTCATACGCCCTAACAGTGCGATAAAAACTGCTGGACGACATACTAAGCAACTGCATCGAGTACCTTGCCGTATATTTTCCTGCCTTCCAATCCTTGTATACTTCCGGAAAATTCTCTGGAACAGACAGTTTTGGTCTCCCAAGGTGCTTACCTTTTGCTTTTGCCGCGTCGATGCCTTCCCTCTGACGCTTTCTGATCATGATACGTTCTTGTTCTGCTATAGAGGAAAGCACTTCTACGATAATGCTCGTGACCATCTCCATTATCCAGTCCTGCCCTTCTGGCATGTCTACCATAGTTGTTGGGAGATCCAGGACTTTAAGCCTAATCTTCTTATCCCGAAACCATTCAAGCTCCTTCTTTATTTCCACTTTATTACGGGAAAGCCTGTCCAGAGAACAAATGTAAAGCGTATCTCCAGCCCGGAGACCTAATGCTCCTTTCAATGCCTGATAGGATTCCCTGTTGAGATCCTTGCCACTTGCTTTATCCGACAAGATGTTATCTGGTTGCACATAAGAAGATAATGCTCTGAGCTGCCTGTCAAGATTTTGTTCTTTACTGCTCACCCTCGCATATCCATATACTCGTCCGGAACCTGGTTCTGCTATAGCCATTACGATTATTCCTTTCCGCCATATTGCAAGGAGTAGTACCGCTTCTGAGTCCAGCGTTCGACTACTTCCGTCAGGGCAAAAATAACTGTCACAATAATTGAAATTATTATTTTGATATTCGTCTTCATTTTTATCTCCTTATGCTACTGAATCTGCTGATTTTGTTTTGCCAAGAGCAGACATCCTTCTTTTATATTGCTGATTTGTCAGTTCATTTTCATTGTGGATCTTATAGCGCCATTAGTCATCTGCTCTGGAAATGCTGATTCTTTGAAGCTTAGAATCAAAAGTCTCTTTTTGCTGAGATGTCAAAACTTCCTCTTCCATCAGTAACGATAGGATATTGGATGACTTCCAAACGAGGCATGCAATTTCAGAGCTTTGTCTGAGCTTGCAGCAGAATTGACTTTCATTCCAAGGCCATACCAGGGTGTATTACGTGTATAAAACATTGTTTCGACTTCATGGACCCTAGTTTATTTCTTCCTTCTTTTGTTTGAATTATCACTTAAAATAATTGTTGTAATGATAATCGCTACCTCTGCTATTGCAGATATAAGTTTTGTAATATTTTCCATTCTTAATAAACGCCCCCTTTCATCTGTGAAGCAAAAAGAAGAGCCTTTATGGCTCTTCTGCACTTGGATTTTATCTTTTCTGTAAAAGAAAATAGAAATGGATTATCTTATACATGATATGCAGGCATTTTATGTATATTGCCAAAAGTCATATAACACGAATCAATGAAAATACTAATTCATACTCATGCCTGCTAAGCAGAACTTTTTCATTGGAAACTGCCTGTCAAGATTCTGGTCACGGCTGCTGACGTGGGAATAGCCGAATGCCCTTCCGCTTTCCATTTTCCCCTGAAAAAAATTTCCAGGGGCAGGGAATTTGCCTCCCTGCCCTGTTCATCGTCAAAAATAATTCAAGCGCACATCCGAATCTCGTCATCCTCATAATCGTAATAGTATGCGTGATCAGACAGACGGTCAGTCACGGCGACCGCATCCCTGTTCACGGCCTTTACCATATCATCAAGATATTTCTGGTCAAAGAATCCGTCATCGACGATCAAAAGGGTCTCATGAATCGAAGACGGAAGGATGAATACATTGCGACTGTCTGCCACCTGCCTGATCCTGTCCTTCAAGAGCATACCGGCGGCGCCGTAAAACGCAGTCCCGTTGGTGTAAACATACATGGATCCCGGCACAATGCTCTCGACTGGTGTTGGCTCTCTCCTATCCACAAAATGGCAAATTACATCCATCTGACCGAGGATCTTATAGCCATCCTTTGCAAGGTTCTCCATTGCCGCCTCACAGAATTCTTCTGCTCCCACGCCCCAGAACTTCAACATTCCGGGCGTCACCTTGACCGTCGCCGGATTACCGTCCGGATCCTTCATGCGGATGACATAGATCACGGCAAGGTCCATGAAAGACTTATGAAGAAGGTCAGACAGCATTTCCTGGTTCTCATGTGCCGAGATCAGTGCAGGATATACATTCTTTCTCACGAAGAGCCAGTCCAATAACTTGTCCCTCATCGATCCCGCCACGTTGTCATTCACTCGGCTCTCCTCATATTTCTGTATGAATCTGTCTGCACACTCACTGATCGTTGAACCTTCCAGGTATTCCTTGTACTCGTTCTCACTATAGAGGATCGGCATAGTCCCGCTGTCCGTTCCTGAATTTCGTATCGTAATGCCGTGGCGGACGAAGCCGTTGCCCTTTGCCACATCTTTGGACTCCACTATGTATGCATCACCCATCTTCCCGGCGATTTCTGCCGCCATCATCTGATTAAATTCTTTCTGTTCCATATCCTGCTCTCCTTTTATTCTTCACTGCTCTCCGTGTATTGCGCATCTACAATCTCCTTCTCATCAGCAACATCCGACATATCTGGGGCGAACTCGGTCTTTATGGTCTCGTCCGTACTGATCGCGCGCCGGAAGTCTGCCTTGATAGGCGCATATTTGAGTGCCTGCTTGATAACGGTCTTTTTGGCCATGGATTCATAGTTCGTCTTCCAGGGGCTGAATGCTGTGCCAAAAGCCTTTGAATACTCCTTCGCATAAGCATCCATGGCTGTTTTCGACATGACCTCGAACCCGTATCCCCCGTTCTGCAGCTTGAACATGCCGTAAAAGAGCCTCAGCTCTCCGCGGTCATCAAGCGAAGGGCGATGGTAGAGCTTCGGTTCAAGGCCAAGCTCATATTCGAACTCGTCATTCTCATAAACTGCCTGGGCTGAAATGATCTGCATCTGCGGGTTGCGATAGGCAAGGTCGATCATGCCCTTGTACCCGATCTGGAACTGGCATTCCAGTTCCCCTTTGTTCTTGTAGGGGATAAGGTAGGCCTGCCCCAGGGGCGTGTTGGGTTCGAGGCCCAGCTGGGCGGCATTCATAAGCGCCGCAAGGAAGCTCATCTGCGAACATTCCGCCAGTTTCGGCGTCGTATTTAATGCAGAGAGTGCCATGCGGGTAAAGCGCTCCGGTGTGATGACGGCCGGGAGGGCCTTCTTGATCTCCGGCTCCATTGCCTTAATCAGGTCCTTGATACTCATGCTCTTCGTCAGTCTGACCTCTCCCTTCGTCTTTTCAGCCTTTCTTGCAAGTTCTGCTTTGAGTTCTGTCATATTTTCAATCCCTCCAAATAAAATGCAGGGACAGCGAATGCTGTCCCCTCTGATAAATAAAACACTATGCTGCTCTTGTCGTGACTGCTTTTACCTTTACCGAAAACCGTCTGGACTCGCTTTTCCTGAGATAACGCCGATAGACTTCCGGCTGTTCTGCTTTGAGGAGCCTGCTGTCGAGCCGTTCACTGGAAACTGATTTCCAGGTGACACGGTAATAGTCATTCTCTGCTCCTCCATTCTCACCGATGAATATTTTTAACTCCTGCTCGATCTTCTTTTTCTCTTTCTCCATCCTTTCGATCAGCCCGGTCAGTTCCTCCCTCCGCTCAAGTCTCTGGTCAAAGCCCCTGAGCTGGATCAAGTCTTCATTATCGTGGGGATAATATTCCGAGATCACCTTGTCTGCCAGCTCAGACCCGTCCGGTTCCGGAATCACAAGGCACTCCACATGGTTCTTCCAGAAGTCTTCCTCGATTGCACGGAGGTCGCTGATCATCTGCTCATCCCTCTCAATGCAGTAATATTTGAATTTCCTGCCGTAGATGAGGACAGCGATATACCAGCGGTCACAGTTCATGACACTCATGTAATGCATACACTGGAGCTGGTAAGAAAGCGGAATCTTGCCCTCCGCCCATTTATCCGCCATATAAGGGCTTGCGGTCTTGCATTCAAGGCCTGCATTCTCCCCGACAATCATACGGTCAACATCCGCAAGCATAAAGGGGCGTTCCTCGTCAAGGAACATAAAATTCGCGCGCCTCACCTTCTTTCCGGTTGCTTCCATGAAACGCCTCGCCACATAATCCTCAAACTCCCGTCCCTGACGCATGGCTTCGTTGTCAATCTCCTCCACCGTATCCGTCGTCTTGTCAAGGTACACCTGCATGGCTGTCTTATAAGGGTTCAGGCCGCAGATAGCGCCTGTATCAGAGCCCCCTATCCCTTTCTTCCTCAGAAGGAGCCATTCCCTTTTGTCCATCCCTTTTGTTGCTGCCAATCTTTTCATTCCATTTCCTCCTCTTAAGCAGTGTACTCATTCATCTCGTTCAGGAACTGAAGCACCGCTTCCGTAAGATCCCCCTCCGCGTTTCCCGGCATCTCGTTCCACTTTTCATAGACAGCGGAAAGAAGGCTGCCGGCCTTCAGGCATTCCTGCATGACATATTCCGACAGCACCCGGCTCTCTTCCAGAAGGATCTCATAGATACATACCGTCTTGTCGATCTCATTAGCCGAGTTGAAAAGATCCTCCTTGGTCTTCCTGAGCATCCTACTTCGGAAGCTGCCGAGTTCCTCCGAAATCTTCCTGCAGAATTCTCGCTCTGTTGGTGTCTGTTTCATATTCCTACTCCTTACGCTGCACAGACAAGCTGGTAGGCACGGTCGATCAGTGGGTTCCCGTCCATCGTGCGCGCAAACAGGTTCTCCTTATAATTCGCGGTACGTCTGAGCGGTGCGGCATGAGTCGCAAAATCGGAAACGGCATTCACGAACCGATAGGCGTTCCTTCCAAGGTCTATAAGGTCAGGTGCCTTATAATAGCGGTCGGAAAGATCCAGGCGGAGCCTCTTTATATTCTTGACCTGGATCGTTGTCGATTCCTCATCAAGCGGGAGAAGGGCTTCGATGTACTCCTTAACCTGGCTGTCCGTCAGCTCGATATTGCGGAGACGCTCAAATTCCTTCCCAAGTTCCGCCATGTACTTATCTGCTGTGAACAGCGTGTCATAGGCTTCCTCCATCTTGGCATTCACGTCGCCCGTATGTATCATAGACCAGCTGCGCCGTGCCGTATTGAGGGCAAGGTTCAGCGTATTGTTGCAGACAACACGGATTGGCGTCAGGCATACCTTGATAGCGCCGGAGCCATCGTGAGTGTTGCTGAAGAGCAGATACGGGCTGATATGCTCGCCCATGATGATATACTCTCTCGGCATGTGGGCAAGGAGCCATACACGCCTGCCGTTCTGGAGGCTTCCTGCCGTCTCGTAGCGTACTCCCGCCCCGAGGAGCGCATCGGTAAAGGCAAAGGCCTCATCGTTCTGGATAATCTTGTAGCGGTCGGTCACGACGCCGAGTACACGGTGGTCCTTATCACGTATATTTGCCTTGAAGCCCGGAATGATCTCATTCCTCGTCGTCAGGATCGGCTCCTGAATAACTTTCCAGTCAAGTCCCGCAAGCCGGAGGGCTTCTTTTGATGTAGGCGCTTCCATAACTCTTGTGCCAAGGCCGTGCCACGGTGTTTCTCTTACAAAGAACATTGATTCTACATTTGCTGCCATATTTATTAATTCCTCTCTTTCTGACTATAATACTTTATGCTGCATAAATCCCCTCATTAGATCATCTCCAGTAACCGCACAACAACTGCGATCACGAGTGCCACTGCGGCTCTTATAATAGTATCCATATGCCACCTCCTTTCCGAAATGAAAAAAGCTGTGGCACAATGGCCACAGCTGCTGAAGACACCTGTCTTGTTATCAGTATCTTTTTTATCTTGCAAATACAATACGGACTTCCCAAAGCAGATCCTTTCGGCATCGTCCTGCTCTCCCGCACTCCGGCATCCTGACTCACAGGTCCGCCATACCTCCGTGATCCCTGAAGCTGTAGAATTCGCCAGTGTTATTCCCGATGATCACATGGTCAAGAAGCTCAATGCCAAGGATCTTCCCGGCTTCCCTGATTCTTTTTGTTGCTTCACGATCTTCATCCGACGGTCCCACATCCCCGCTCGGATGGTTATGGGCCAAAAAGATGGACGTTGCGTTCGCAATAATCGCTGCCTTGAAGACATTCGCGGTAGAGAATGCGCAGACATTCACGTCACCGACACCGACAGACTGGATCATGACCGGGTGCAGCCTGCAGTCCGTTGCGCATACCGCAAGGATTTCACGATCCGAATCATCTATAAAGGAACGGAAAAGCTTTGCGACATTTGCGGAATCCGCTAATGAATGTCCTCCGTAGGGGACGGATGAATCCTTCACCATCTTGAGCTTCACAACTGCTATCTCTTTTTTCACCTTCATACCTCCTTATCATTTGACAATCGTCCTGATGTTCAGGTCTTCATGTATATGGTATGCAACTGAAAAAGGAGAACATTACAGCCCCGGCTATCTACCGGGAATACCATTGCCCTGGCATAATGAATCCCCCATAATAAAAGTCCCTAACAAAAAGACTGCGTATCAAATGCTTTTCGATATCGCAGTCCCGGTAGCATGAAAAATATAACTTTTATACCGAATACATCTTTCACACATATTAGAGTAATCTTTCGATTCTGTTATCACTGTCCAGTTTTTTGCTGTTCTTATTGTGCCAATGAGCATTTCTGTACGAAAATGTAGTTCCTGAAATTAGAAATCAGAATTATCTGGACATGGTATCTACAATTATCTCCACCTAATTTGTATAAGTACTCGACGTACCTTGACGTATAGAAAATGTCCCCTTCGAAAATGGGCACTCAACATACATCAGTTTCAGAAAAAATAAATAGGCAAAATCGTACTCTCACTGGCAATCAGCACAGTGGATTTTTGTTGGTCGAATATATATTTTGTGTACGAAATCACGGATATCATATCCAATTAAAATGGATATTTATAAAGCAAAGGGTTTCAGCGTGGAGCTTAATGCTTGAATCTCGGAATATCTGTACGCTATGCTGTTTGTAAAGGCAGGTACAGGAGGAACATACCATGAAGAGTCACAAAGTAGATCATTCCCTGACAACGATACGATGCACCCTCAGCGGGATGGAGGCAGTTGCACAGATGATGATGGAAGTAGAGACAACGAATATTGAAGCGCTTGGATACCTGATGTCCAGTTGCGTAGCGGATATCCGTAGAGAATGCAATGCCATTGAAGAAGAGAATCAATAATAACATCGTAAGAATCTTAAATTTGAAGACAGATCCCATGTGGTACATAATTTATCCGGTTATTATCCAAGTTTGTAAAAAAGACATTTGAAGAAGCTTTTACATTGATAAACTGCCCCGTCACGATCTGCAAGTTATCTATGATCTTCGCATAAGTCAAATTTCTGTCCTGAAAGACCCTTCTCCCGTCAACTGAAACGGACATGCAGAAATCCAACGGCTTGAGGCAAGAGTTGCCGAATTATCCGCAGAAAATCAGCAGTTAAAACTGCTAGGCAAGTCTGGCGTCGGTCAGACACGAGTTACTCCATTCAAAAAGAAATGATACAAAAGAGCCGCTACTGTGTTATATGTACAGCAACGGCTCATTTATTGCCTTTATCGTTCTGCGACTTGCAGGCATTCTTTATTTCTTGATATGTAATATGCTTTGCCTCAATGGCATTCTTGCAGGAATTCTCAAGCACTTCATACCCGTACAGGGTAGAAAGGTGAAGAATTGTATCGCAGATCTTATATGCTTGGATTTCGTATGTTCTGGCATGTAAGAGAAAGTCAATGGCTCTCTCTGTGTATGGCCCAATCTTTTTTGCCCATGATCGGAGTGATTTTCCTGATGTTTCACCAAACGGAACTTTATAATCTGGAACAATATGCTCTGGCAATGTACTGTATCGGCCAGAGCCGTCCTT